ATATAATAAGATCAATAATTAATTTCTTCGGTTTCAATAACGTCATAGTTGACGGTATAGGCGAAAGAGGGATGAGAGACAGCTCTATCATAAGATATAATGAGGTGCATGATATGTATGACAAGATTATAAAAGATCTAGGAGATATGCCAGCTTACGTATCCAAAGGTTATATCTATGATAAGATAAAAGACAAAACAGGTTTTAGTACAAGGCATATCAGTAGGATACTTAATCATACTAAGAAAAGAGATCTTAGGTTTATCTAAAAAGGAGAGGCTAATAAGTCTCTCCTTTTTATTAAAAACCATAACATCAGTGATTGTCAACAATTACCTGAATCATGACCAGAGATTGTTACATCTCCACATACCACTTCTCGGCTAAAATATACACTTCCACTCTTGGTTCCGGACCCTGTGGGAATTGTAAAGCTAGCGCTATTGACCTGCTCTTCTCCGTTTTGTGTATATCCTATACCATTCACAGAACCAGATATAGATCTACCACATTGATTATTATATGTAATCGTAAATCCTCTTGATGTGACAAGTTGTTCATGGCTCATGCAATCATTATTCATAGATACCGACCATGACCACGTCTTTGTTGGCTCCGGGCAGTCGCACTCCATCTCATTGGCTCTTTCCTGACATATCTGTTTCAGGTTCTCTAGGGCTGCGGCGGTAAGTGCGGCCTTATCACCGTTACACTCACACCAAGCGCCTCCATTACCACCGGATAACCAATAACTTGAGTACGTAGGAGCCTTACAGTTAGAAGGACAACCCTGCTTGGTAGCAGTCCAATCAACCCTATCGTTACATACTCTTCCACTACAACCAGCATTCGCTAACGCCTGAGCCTGGGATCTAAGTTCCTCTATCTTATCGCTAGCTTGAGCGTTGGCAGAAGACGTGCTAGATGCGCATATAGATCCAGAAGGTACATCCGGATAGGTAATCGTTACTCCACAAGGCTTATCAGATGGACAATTCTGACTAGTAACAGATCCTCCTTGGAAACCAAGCGTATTACAGCAGGCTTCTCCTCCGCTAGTCCAATACCCAGAACAATCGCTACAACTTCCCGGGTCGCATTCATAGTATATCTGACTCTGACCACCACTACATCTAGTCTGTGATGTAGGATGCCATGAATTAGAGCAACAGCTATCGCAAGAACCACCTGAACATCCACAACCGCAAGACTCATGCAACCTGTTCTCAGTCTCGTCAGAGTGACATCCAGTGCTATCAGTCCTTCTATATCTAGCCCAAACATCACCACCTGAGCAATAGTTTCCGCCATCATAGCTCCAACCACTCCAATTAGGAGGAGTATCCTCGCAATCTCCGTTCTTATTAGCGTAAGCTTGAGCGGCGGTTCTGGTAGCCGAATCGCTTCTGAAAGCCTCTTGAACCTTGTTGTTGGCATCAGCCTGAGAGACCGTTGATGTTATAGGATCTAATCCTAATGAGCTATAAGGAACTGATATAGCCACACCCTGTTTACAAGAGCCGCAATTATCCTTGTAGAAAGTAGCGCTTCCAGTACCGGTCCATACACAAGTGCCATGCTGGTTAGCGTAATCTTGTCCTTTCTGATCTAGGATCTGCTCTGCCTTGCTTCTGGCATCCGCCAAAGAAACCTTGCTGGTGATAGCCGTGCCGCCGTTGGCTTGTGTGGAGGTCACCGTTATCCTCTGGCCTACCCCGCCTTCGGCGCAGTTGTTCTTATAAAAGTCACGGCTTGCCACGTAAGTCCAGGTACATCCTCCGTTCTTATTGGCGTAAGCCTGACCCTCAGCTCCACGAACGGCATTCTCAGCTTTCTTATTGGCGTCAGCCAAAGATATGTTGGAGGTGTACGGGTGTCCCGGAAGCTTGCTGCTGCTTACGGATACCATGTCTCCTACGCCGCCATCAGCGCAATTGTTCTTCTGGACCTGACCGGTATAGCTTCCTGTCCACGTACAAGTACCCTTCGAGTTAGCCACGCTCTGTCCCTGAGCCGTAACAGCCGCCAATGCCTTGGCGTTAGCGTCAGCCTGAGATACACATGATTTGAACTTACCATCAGAGCTAGGACTTGGATCCGTAACATCATTCTGAGTTACGGTAACAGAGCTTCCAACTCCACCATCCGCACATTGACGGGTAAAGGCCTTGGATGCCGTACCAAACCAGAAACATGTATTATTACCACCAGCTATATACCGCTCTTGATTATCAGGATCAGTATAACAGGTATTGGTGTTACGTTGATGTAACTGAGAGATACAGTCCTTACATACAGTCTCTATAGTCTCCCATACCGGTTGCTCGGTCTTCGTATGGCACGTATCATCGTAGTTCTTGTTGACGAACGCCTGACCCATTCTGTCGATATAGGCCTTAGCCAAAGCGTCAGCCTCCTCTTGTGAACGGGTAGAGGTGAAGAACTGTCCCATAAGATCCGGGGTTACGGTAATAGGATCAGCGTACTGGCAAGTAGGACACTTAGGAGTGAACTCCTTGCTATAATTACCGACATATATCTTCAACTCATCACAAGTACCACGATCGTTGGCTATAGCCTGACCCTGTGCCTTGACAGCGGCCTTAGCAAGCTCATCAGCGGCGAACTGGCTCTCGTATGAGTAGAATGGACCTCCGGTTACATCAGCCTCAGTAACGGTAACTGAAGACGGGATAAGACCGGACGGACAGTTATTCTTCTCGAACGCCTCGCTATAATGACCGGTATATTTAGGAGCCTCATGACAAGTACCTTGCTCATCGGCGATCTTCTGACCTTGATTCATTACAGCGGCCATAGCCACTAAATTAGCCTCATCCTGAGATACGCAAGACTGGAACGGATGACCATCTACCATGTCCTGTGTCACGGTGAACGGATCTCCTACCTGATTAGCGCCACAATTGCTCTTCGTGAACTCGAAGCTGGCCTTACCGGTATACATAGTAGCGTTAGAGCAAGTACCCTTGGTATTAGCCAAAGCCTGTCCTTGAGCCTGTACGGCGGTCATAGCCATAGCGTCAGCGGCGGTCTGGGAGTCGTTAGACTGGAATGGGTGTCCTTCTACCATATCTTGGGTAATCGTCACCTTAGATCCGATCTTACACTCACCACAGTTGTTTCTCGTGAACTCCAAGGAAGCACGGCCGGTGTACGTACAAAGGGCGTGGATATTGGCAAGAGCCTGTCCTTGGGCGTCAACGGCGGTCTTGGCCTTGTTGTTTGCATCCTCCTGTGATACGGTAGACGTGAACGGATAACCGTCAACCATCCTATCATTTACCGTATAAGTACCACCAGTGCCAGCACCACAATTGTTACGGGTAAACGTACGTGTATAAGTACCGGTATATACAGGCACCTTCTCGCACTTACCTTTCACGTTAGCCACATCCTGACCTTGGGCCTCAACAGCGGCCTTAGCCTTGTTATTGGCGTCATCCTGAGACACGGTAGACCTGAAGTCTCCTGTCACCATAGTCTCGTCTACAACAACCTTGGTGCCGTATTGGGTCTCATCGCAATTATTACGGGTAAATTCCTTGCTATATTTACCATGATATACGACCTTCTCCTTACACTCACCTTCAAGGTTAGCCTGTTGTTGGGCGTTAGCCTCAAGATCGGCCTTAGCCTTATTGTCAGCATCCTCCTGAGAGATAATAGAGAAGTACTTACCAGCGGCTACGACATAAGTATAAGGTTGACCGATATGGAACTCATCGCAATTGTTCCTAGTCACGGTCTTCTCCATTCTTACGTTATAGTAGACGTTAGTCTGGCAGTCACCACGCTCGTTGGTGATAGCTTGACCTTGCGCCTCCACAGCGTCCTGCGCCAGCTTATTGGCGGCATCCTGTGATACTGTAGAAGTAAACGGATAGCCGGTACACATCTTCTCATCCACAGTGAAGTCAACAGGAGTAGAACCCTCAGGGCAGTTGGTTCTCTGGAATACCTTAGAATACGATCCGGTAAATACCGGTATCTTCTCACAGTTACCCTTGATATTCGCTATATCCTGACCCTGAGCCTCTACAGCGGCTTGGGCTAACTTATTAGCCTCCTCCTGAGATACGATGGATCTAAAGTCACCTTCTACCATAGTCTCGTTAACAACCACATCCGTTCCGTATTGAGTGGAGTCACAATTGTTACGGGTAAAGGTCTTGCTAAACTTACCATAATAGATATTCTCCTTAGGCTTACACTCACCTTCCAGATTAGCTTGTTGTTGACCATTCTTTTCAATATCCTCAAGAGCTTTCCTGTCGGCGTCCTCTTGAGAGATAGAAGACACGTACTTACCCTCAGGAACGATGTAAACATATTCCTGACCATCACTGAACTTATCACAATTGTTACGGATAAAGGTTTTCCTTTGCTCCTCGTTATACCAGATGTCAGTTATACACTCACCATGCTCATTAGCGTACTTTTGTCCGTTAAGAGCTATATCCTCCATGGCCTTAGCGTCAGCGTCCTCCTGTGAGATAAACGACTTGTACGTCCGCTCCTCAACCACATACAAGACAACCGAACCGTGCTGGTTGGCTAGACAGTCATCCTTGGTAAACGGCTGAACCATCTTGATATTATAATAAACGGGCTTAGCATCCTGGGCTATCATATACTCCTTAACAACACTACCATCCTTTGACGTTATACGGAACTTAGCCGTACAGATCTGACCGGTATAATTAGCCTTGTATACGATGTTAAGCTTATTATCGCCTACCCCATGGCTCTTGTCGTTAATGGCAAAGCAATTACCCTCAACGCAATTCTTATCTACTTCCCTTGCCATGTCAATCCTCCTCTATTCTCCATGAAACATTATCTCCGGCCTCTACCCTCACGATCTGGGTATCACCATCCTTATTAAGCGTCAACCTTTGCGGATCCACGTTAAAGGGTGGTTCCGGCTCCGGTTCCTCGCTGCCATCGCCGCAAGTGCAACATACCAGTTCAATATCATACTCGGTATTGGACTTGATATCGATAACGACCTGACCGTTCTCACTAGTCACGTTATCAAAGTCATGATCAAGTATAATATAAGGTATATCATTAGGCTGTTGATTGATATTAACAACCTTGCCATTCAAGACAAACATCTCATGATGCTGTTCGTTATCCATATTCTTAGGCATAGCTATAACAAAACTAGCCTCATACAAATCAGTGGCACCGGGATCCTCAGGATCGGCATACACTATATACCTGCTATCCTCTTCCGGAACCTTCATGGATAATCCGTTCACGTTCATGGAAACTATATAAGACTTGCTCACCGAACCACCAAGAGTAAGGCAGGAAGCCTTGACCGAGGCGGAGTTGAGCTTGGCGTTGATGACCGCCGTCCCACCCTCCATGTCGAACATGATATTGGTCGGATCCACGCTTACCCGCTCCATACCCTTCTGGGTTATAGTGGCGAGCTTCGTAACCTTGCCTTTCTCGACCGCTACGTAAGTCTCCCTAGGCAACCTACCCATCCATCCCGGCTCTACCTTAATAGCGACCTTGTCGGGTCCGGTACCGGAGATCTTGTCGTAGGACACCCATGAGGAGCCTTGCTCGATCTTGGCAAGAATATCTTTTAAATTATTCGCCATATCACTCTGCTTGCGTTATAGTCCATTTATCACTCTTACCTACGATAATCTCCAGAATCTGCTCGCCGCCCTCAGGAGGATACTCGAAGTTAGTAGGCTTAATCTCAAATACGCTGGCGCCTCCACAACCAAGATCACAGATCATGTCCGGCAACCAACCCTCCTCAAAAAACCGCTCTATAAGCTCCCTGACGGCCTCCGAGAAAGAGTCAAGCTCCAATCTATCGGCCGGGACAGATCCTTTCTTGAGTGTCTCACCACATACCCAACCGTCGCACTCGGAAGCCAATACCGTATCATATACTCTATTAGCCATAACAAGATGAATTTAAAATATTACTATTTAATGTAGTATATACGATATTAACATCAGCGAACTCATCGCCCATGCAATACCTTTTCTTGAACTTAACGGATCTACCAGAAACGACATACCCGTCGTTAGGCACGATAGTACCGCAGTAGGTCACGCTAAGAACATTCAGAGGCTCGTATCTTAACCTTACGGCCTGCACTCCTTTAAACGAATCCCTTTGGATAGACGCCGTTGCTCCAGATACGGCGACCAACTTCCTTACCAGAGACTCGATTACGCTATTCATGCCATCTCCGTTCCTGATATCTGCCTCAGGAAACGACTGACCATCATATATGATCTGGGAACTGTAGATACTACACTCATTCCCCGGTCTATATTCCGGCTTACATGGATTACAGTTATTCCTCATATCAAATCAATTTATTAATCATTCTCCTTAATTCAAGTATCTCAGCATCCCTGTCCCTTATGGCTTTTATCATAGCGTTAAGGACATCAGACATATCGCAGCTGGGAGATAATCCCAATGACTCCACACGTACCTTATCACCGGGATAAATACAATCGGTGCTCATATACGTAGAACATGGCACCTTAGTCTCATCTACAGTAGGCCTGTATTGTTTCTTGTTACAACCATTCATTACCATACCTCCTCTTCTGCACCATTATCACCGCCGCCATTACCGGCGTTGACAAGCTCGTTTATAATTTTCTTCAAATCCAGAACCTCACGATGGTATAAATCTATCTGCTTATCCCTAGACGCTATAATACGCCTCAATGAGTCTATAACGACAGATATATCAGTACCTTTCTCTATACCGTCCACCACCAACTCATCACCTGAGTATAAGACGCATTTATCATATAAAACTATAGGACATCCATAGCCAACACAAGGCTCGTCCTGACAATCCCGATCGCAAGGATCACAAGGATCCTCAGGGCATTTGTTAAGAAACCTATCTATCTTAACGCCATGACAGCATTCTTCAGGACGTTCCCGTGAATGATCATGACAACAACCACCTGTATTACACATATCAATAATATTATTGTTTTCAACAAAGATACTTATTTGATTTGATAACAAAATAACATACATTATTAAACAATATAGGGGATATCCCTTTTGTATCCCCTATACCCATAAACTATAATAATAAGAT